TGGCGAGTTCTGAGCCGTTTGGGGTGCTTCATCAGTTTCATCCTTGAGATACATGGCGCCAAACGGAGCAACAATATAGGCACCTTTTCCGCTAACTCCGGCGTCTGGTACTGCTATAATCTGTGGGGCGCTAAAGCCAGCGTCTGTTTGGTCGTTAGACCAGCTTTTTGAAACAAAATCTCCGGGAACGTAATCTTTTCCATTATCAATTAATTCAAAGCTAACTATCGCTCCAGTATCAATAACAATTTCTGTTACTCTAATTTGAGCTCCACTTCCACTACCACCTTGGAATGTTAGCGTGTCTCCAACACTAAATCCAGTGCCCATCTCAGGGTTTCCATCTAGATTATTGACCGCTACAATACTAGCTGCATCAATTCCAATAGTTGGAACGGTGTAAGTAAAGGGTAGCAACATTCCTCTACGCACAGTACTGACTCGCCAAAGATCATAGGGGGCAAGCTCTTCATATTCGCTAGCTCCATCCGGCTTTGCTCCATCAGAGCTTATCTTCGACTTAATTGGTACTTCAAACCAAGTAGTGGCATCGGGATCAATTCCTTTTAATGTCGGCACTCTTATATCCACTTCACTATCTGTCTTATATCTTTTGTATTCTACTCCGGCATACTCAAAATCTTCTATCTCAGCTGCTGTTATTAGCAGTCCGGGATTGAAGTGCATAACGGCAAAGTATCTGGCATCAAAAAGCGTCTGATCGTCTGGCCAAGCCTCAAATACTCTAGCAAATAACATCTCAGAACCAACATTTTGTATATTCTGATTCTTTGCGCCCCATTGTCCAAACTCTTGCCCCTGAGTGTTAGGAGTGTATGTAGGTAATCCTCTAGTTTGCTCCAATGTACATATTAAATTAGTAAGGTTAGTACCAATAGTTGCTCTGGCGGTAATAATTCCAACGCAATCTGCCGAATCAGTTTCATCTGATGTCTGCCAGCAATCTCTAGGCCCGAATACAGAATAATCATCTGTACGATGCCTAACATATCCATCAAATGGAAAACCGGGAACCAATTCTACAGTATGGTCTTGACCCATGGCACCAATTAATCCATGATTTGGATCATTGGAGGTAACTCCCCCAGATGAAGGGTATAGAGGTATTAGTTTATCGCCCGGATTTTCAGTTTCAATAAATTCATAGTCTAAAAATTGGGACTGTCCGGGGTTGACAGGGCCTCCCATCTCTTCATTTGGCCCCGGCCCTTGATAGGTAGTCGCCATTCCTATAGCTTTGAATTGAGGTGAGTTGTTCCTTCCAATTCTAAATATAGGATCTCCCCTTCTGCCTCCGTAAGTGCTTCCTTGATAATTCCACTTTTCCACATAGCCGACTTCTGGAAATACTTGCGCAGTACTCGCGTGCGTACTAAGCGTAGAACCATGTTTGGGGTCTTGTTTAGATGTGTAAGTAACATCGCCCGGATACAAACTTAATCTTTGTACAGTCTTATTATTTAAATACGTACTAGTTCCAGTGTCGTCATCCCAATACCAGCCTGCACCACTTGTTGTTGGTTGGACTGGAGCATTTAAACCGTCGTATGCAATCACAGGCCAAGGCTGGTGAGCAGCTCTGTGGCCAGTTGCTGGTTGATAAGTGCTATCAAATCTATCATATGCACCAATCCATTCCGCAGTTAATGGCATAAATGTTATCTTAGCTGAAGCTGGTTCAAGGTCGTAGAAACTGTCTAGGGAGTGCTTGCTAATAATGTTGCCACCAAGTACATTTCCATTCTCACAGGTTACATTCGATCCATCATATGAAACTGGCATCCGAGAGACCCACGCCGCTCTGTCGGGGATAGAAAACTCATTACCATCATTCAGTTTATACTTAGTTTCGCTAAAATAAATTTTTGTATTAAGAGCAAGTGGAGAGACTGCATTCGCACCCTTATTATTACCCCAATCTACAGTGTTAGCGGCTTCAGTTGCGCTTGGTTCTTCCGCCAACATTACTGGGTCGTATCCAGTTCCGGGAACAACAACATTTACCAGATTTACCATCCTTCTGAAGTCTAAAATTGGCGTGCCATATAAGCCACTACCATGGGCCGCATTAGTGCCTATATCTGCTGGAAGGTGTGCTAGATTTATGTCACCATTAGTAAACAAGTAGTCTAGGCTATAAGGTATACTTCCAGTTTTTCTTGCGTAACTTGTGACATTAGTATTTGTGGGGGACTGACCACCATCTCTGTTACTTAAGTATCCAAATCCAAACCTTGCCTGCTCATCCAAAGTGCCCGTATTATAGTTTGAGCAAGCTATGCTTGAATATTGCCCACCCTGCCTGTTAGCCATAAAGGTCTTAACACTTTCTTCAGTGTAACCATCAGTAAACAAAGCACCCCAGAAAGGATGGAAATTCCAAAAAAGCTGTTCGTTCGGAGCATCTACCTGAGATCCGTCATCACCAAAGCTTGGGTTTGTAGTTCCAAGCCAATCCGCATAATTATTTCCATTCCAATGAGAAGAAAGCATATCAAAGGAAGTAACATTCAAATATCTACGACTGCCAACAAACTTCCTAGCGTTAGTAGCCTTTTGGTATTCAAAGGTTTTTACTTGAGGTGCAGCATCAGCCTCTGCAGCACAAGAAGAATTTAATTTGTTAAACAACGCAATTGAAAAGGCTTTTAAGTATCCAAGACCATATCCAGTAGCAACACATGAAATCCTTTTCTCAAAGGTGGTCGAATTACCACCTTGTATCCATGACCCTTGGGTTGTTACAAACTTTCTTTGTTCTTGCGTCTCTAAACATCCTACTGTGCAGTTAAATACGTTTTTTATAGGGCCTATATTTTCTGGAGTTGGCCCAACCAAAGTACCATATGGAATATACATACCACCCGGCACAAGGTTCGTAAACTGACTGGGCACAGGTATAGCGGTCATTTTTGTATAGACTGCTGTGGGATAAGTATTTTGAGTAAAGTTGCTAGACCCTATCTCATCAACAACAAACTCTCCGTTATAATCAGAAGTAGTGGGGTCTAATCCATCTGGTTCGTTACTTATAAGCCAAGCTATAAAGTCAGTGTCAAAAGTTGTATTGGGCTGGCCTGTCACTGGATCTGTATGAGGAGGCATAGTATCTGCTATTGAGCTTTGACCTCCGCTACAATTAGATGAAGGAGTAAAACATCCAGACGCAGCAGTTGAGCTAGTTTCTACTTTTTGCCATACGCCATTGTTAGCTTCAATTCTATGAGCGAGTTGACCATTTCCTGTGGTAACCGTACCACTACCTTGGGTAGAGCAAGGGCTGGATGGATAACTAGTAGTTGAAGCCAGTGTAACCTGTCCATTTACCCCAAATGGGTCGTTAGCTTGATCCCAAGTAGGTACATTAACGAAAGTGATAGCATCAACTAGAGTGCTATAAAAATGAAATCTAAATAATGACTCATACTGTGCAGGCGTTATAGAGCCGTCTAGCTCTGGCTGAAATTGTTCTTCATAATAATGCCTATCATCTTTGAAATAACTATCTTTATCGGCAATTAGATATTGGAAGTTCCAATTTCCTGTCTTGCTGAAGGATACTGGATCGTCTTCCCCAAAGTCCATTGGTATCCATTCATCGTCAATTCTTTGTAGTAGGACTATGCGGCCCTTATCATAGGACTTCTGGCTTCTATTAGTGACTAGGATTTTTTCTTTTTTCTCGTCGGTGCAGCCCTTGCCCTTGTTTGAAAACGTAGGCCCAAACATATAGGGATTCCCTTTATGTACGTTAACAGGCATAGCATAACCAGTAGAGAAGTAGTTTAACTTGTTGTTGACTTCATTCATTAGCTGGTCAACTGTAAGTTCA